ATTGAGCCATATACTGGGCCCAAGCGTAAAGGCTACTTACAAGCAGCCAAATCGCTTGAGGCTGACCCAATTAATGCGTTTGACGCACGTGTCAAATGCTTTGTGAAGTGCGAACGCATTAATATGATCGAGAAGGATAACCCTGACCCCCGTATGATATCGTATCGATCAAAACGATATGTGCTCGAAGTGGGTAAATATCTGAAACCCCTCGAGCACCAGTTGTACACAAAGAAGTTCTGGCTTAAGTCAAGAGTTATTGTTAAAGGCTTGAATCCAACTGAGCGAGCCAAACTCTTGGTTAAGAAAATGGAGAGGTTTCAACAGCCATTGGTATTGTCCTTGGATTGTAGTAGGTGGGATAAACACGTGTCTCCAGAGATGTTAAAATTGGAACACTGGTTTTATTGGAGACTGACGCGGTCCAAGTACTTACGCTGGCTGTTGAGTATGCAAGTTAATAACAATTGTACAACACGTGGGGGTATAAAATATAAGGCTAATGGTAGGCGTATGTCCGGCGATTATAATACTGCGCTGGGTAACTGCCTATTAATGACCGCCATGGCCTTTAATGTATTTCAATCCTTAGGGATTAAATACGACATTATGGACGATGGAGATGACTGCCTCATCATAATCGACAAGAGAGATCGGTCTAAATTAGACTGTTTACCTCAACGCTTTCTCGACTTTGGTCATGAACTAAAAGTCGAGAATTTAGCAGAATATATCGAGGACGTCCGGTTCTGCCAGTCCGCACCAATTTATGACGGGGTACGATGGAGGTTTGTCCGAGATTATAAGAAGGTACTAGCCAATGCTGCAACAGGATTCGCTAAATTGCGTGATGTCACGCAACGCAGACGAATGTTGTACGCTATTGGAGTTTGTGAGCTGAGCCTGAATCGTGGGATTCCGGTTCTACAAGAGTTGGCCTTGAAGTTGATATCATTAGGTGAGAGGCCGACCGAAGGCGTGAAAGAGTACCTGGACAAAGA